TGTCCATGCTGTACTCCTTATGAAATTTCGCGGCCAGATGCGCGAATGGTCAAGGATGTTGCCGCCCCTGCCAGCGTAGATATAAACCCACCTACATCGAGCGCCTGACCCACTAACTCTGGGCAAGTGTAGGTCTCATCAGGCACAACGGTTCGCGCATCAATAATCAGGTTTGATGCCGCTGCTGAGCCTGATACAGTGACCAAGTTGCAACTGAAGGTTACATTATTGGCGCTAGTGTTAGTCACCGTGAATTTGTCAATAATCGCCTTGACATTTGTTGCGGTGTATTGAGTGGTTTGTGCGTTTTCAGCCTGTTTTGCAGGGATAAGCACTTTTACTGTGACTGTCATTGGAAACCTCCGATATTATTTGAAACTGTCAAGATTATGGACGGGATGCCTGGAACAGGGGCAGCGGCAGCAAAAGCCGTAAGTTCAACGCCAAGATCAGTAACGGAGAACATCAGTTCAACATAGTCATTTGATTTGAGATCAAAAAAATAATTTAGTGATGAAAAAATCTCAGCATTGTTGCCTTGAATTCTTATTCTACTGGCGCTGTCTGCTACATCAACACCATTTAAGCGAAACCACAGATCAAAGATTGCCGTACCGCCAGTGGTTTTATCAAGTTGAATTGATGTTTGAAAATCATAAATGCCTTCGCTGTCCACTTGCACCCGTGAAGTTGTAGATAAAAACACGCCTTGACTTAAATCTGTTGTGTTAAATGTGATGGCCTTGGCCGTGTTGATAACCGTGGCTGTCTGTGTAGTGGTGTCGTAAAACGACCCATATTTGCTGCGCTTGAATTCCCTTGGCGGTGGAGTCATCTGCAAGCCCTCAACGTCTTTATTCAGCTTGTCCACCAATGCCAGCGCCTGACTTGCCCTGTTTTCTGCTAGTGCTGCGTTCACTGCTGATTGCTGCGCTAAAGCCGAAATCTGAGCTAGTGCCTCGTTTGCGGCTGCTGCGGCATTGTCTGCCTGAAATTCAAAGTCAGTCCCAACAATTACTTGTAGTTGGTCAACTGTGGAAAACAATAATTCAAACTGCCGAATTTGTTGCTGGTCGGTCAGGAACGCCGCAAGCTGGTCGCGTGTCAAATTCAGTTTGCGGGAGATAGGTGCGGTAGCCATTAGTACGCCAGTGGCTCGATCTGAGCTTCAAGACGGATGAATGACACGTGGGCATCGCTGTCGCCACGGAAGCGTTGGATGCGCCAGTTGCGCATGTGTCCTTGCTGGAACCAAGCCAGGCGCTTGTTGGACCCTGTGGTGCCTACGCTGATGCTGCGCTCTTGACTGTAAGCCTTTCCGTCCACGCTGTAGCTGGTGCTTATCTGCGGATTTTTTCCAATTGCAACGATACCAGTCAGGCTGACTAACTCTAAGCGGTTAAATATCGCGCCGTTGCCTTCGTTGTAGGCGATGAGCGTTCCGAATTCCCAGCGAACTTGCTGGCCCCAGTGGTGGCCGGTGTCCTGCACTAAATAGCCGATATTGCTCGATTGAGGGTCGCCCACTAACCACTTGTCGTAAGCCCACACCATATTTCGTGCGCGGTACTGAGCAAAACCATTTAGCGTGCTTACCAATGTAAACCAGACAGGGGTTTGCAAAGCCTCGGATGCGGCTGCGTCATAGACTAATGTCTGGTCGGGCAGATGCACATAAAGATGCTGATGGCTTTTGTCGTTTCTGGCCTCCAGCTTGACCAAGGCTAACTGCGCCTCGCTGTACTGCAAAAGGATATTGTCAATCTCTTGCGTGCTGACTTTTTGCGTGGTTGCCGCTGCGCCTATGTAAATGCCTGGGGCTTCATTGCGTCCACTGCCTAGAAATGCTATGCGCTCAATAAAGACGCAGCAACCTTGTGTGCCGATAACGCCCTTTTGGATTTGAGCGCCTTCAATGCGTGCGAACGGGAATAGCTCGCCGCCCACGTTATCAAATACTTCAACTGTGTTCCTGTTTAGCGCATAGACCTCGTTTCTTAGCTTTAGCAAAGCCACTATGGGGTCAGGGTCAACCTCTGAGCTACCATACTTCAACGGATTAACGGCTAGCGGGTTGGATAACTCGGTGACGATTAAAAACTCGCCATCGGTGGTCATGAAGTAACCATCAACCCAACAGAAATCAAGCACTACGCCAAGGTCAGGGTCTGTGACTTGGGTTAATGTTGAACCATCCCAGTAATACAACCGACCACCTGATGCAATTGCCAACTCGTCAAAACTGTAATCGAACGTAACTAATTCTGTCGTAGGCCCACCCACATCGCCCAAAATTGTTACAGTGCCTGCGCTGTTGATCTCCACCAGCTTTGTACCCATCACCCGATATAAATTGCCTTGCCAGTTAATGCCGCCACGGTCAATGCCTGGGCCTGTGCCGTTAGCCACAATCCCATCTCCAGGGCGCAGAAAGCCATTGCTGATGCCTGATTGTTTTGGCACAGGCACAAAGTTCAACGGGTACGATGTCCGCAGTTCTGGAGTGTTGTCGGCGTAAATACCGTTGAGGATAGGTATTTGCATTTACTTCGCCTTATTCCGCGCAGATATTTTCTTTGCCTTGGCTTGTGCGTCCGCTTTCGAGGATGCGCCCCAAGCCCTCAAACTCAACAGCAGGCGGGTAGGTTCACCGTCTTTGTATTCAGGGCCTGCGTTGCCACCCATACGGGCTAGAAACGATGCTCTGCGCGGGTTGTCACCAGTCTTAACCGGAGGCTTCAGATTCATGCCCTGGGCCTTGGCAGCGGCACGACCTTTGGCATTTAAACCGCCTTTGGGATTCTGGCCTTCTTTGCGTGCGTAGGCTGGAGTTTTCATCTAAACCCCTTAATCTTTTCGGCAACCTTCTTAGGCTGCTTGGCAAACTGCTTTCCTGCTTTTGTAGCCTCACGCTTGGCCCGTGTGGTTGCCGCATATTCAGCCGCAGTCAGGGCTTTGATGGCCTTGGCAGGCAGATACCTTTCGCCAGTTTCAGACGATGGCTTGCCGCTTTTTGTACGCCAGGATTGCGACCCCCAATCTTTCAGGCTTTTCTGCGGGGCTTTCATTTATACGACCCGCCCTTTTTCTTGTATTCCACCGCCAACAGTTGAGCTTTACGGGCCGACCATTCGCCAGGGTCGCCGCCCTTTGTCCCTGCCTTAATCTTTTCAAACAAGGCTTTCCGCATGGTTGGCTTCGTGTAGTTGCCAGCCGCATTGACTGTGGACTTGGTAGCCATTACGCACTCACAGCCTTAATCACTGCAAAAGCAATAACGATGGCTTCAGACAATGAACCCAGAGAAATATTACGCACGTTAATGCTTGCTGTCCCTGCCGCTGACTGAGCATTGAGCAAGTACGAACCAGCCGTGCCACCACTGATATGGCTCATCACTAAAATGTCGCCAGCTTCAATAACCGTGTTCGTTAAGGTGAAACTTACTGTAGTCGAGGCAGCTAATGCAGCAGCGTCTAATGTAATTTGACCAGTGGATTTGCTTAATGTTACGCCTGTAGCCTTGCTGGTAAGTTGCGTTACAACACCGCCTGAACCCGTAGCGTATCCCTGCTTACCAGTGCCGCTGATAACTTGATTGCCAGTGGTTGATAGGCTCGTTCCCGTAGCCGCACCGATAACTGGTGTTACCAATGTTGGCGTGTTTGCAAATACGTTTGCGCCTGTGCCTGTTTCATCAGTCAGTGCAGCAGCCAGATTCGCACTCGATGGAGTTGCTAAAAATGTTGCAACGTTTGCAGCCAAACCGGATACTCCAGTTGCAATGGGCAAGCCAGTGCAATTGGTCAATGTCCCCGAAGTCGGTACGCCTAAAGCTGGAGTTATTAATGTCGGAGTGTTATTGAAAACCAACAAGCCGGTTCCGGTCTCGTCTGTCATTGCCGCGCGTAAATTTAAGCTAGATGGGGTTGCCAAGAAAGCCTGTATGCCAGCGGCTAAAACTAAACTCGTATTCAATGCATACCAACTATTTGTTGGTTGGTAGTATCGAATTTCAGTTGCCGCACCAGCAGCCAACGTAGTCACTGCACCATAAATTGCTGCCGCGCCATTCAAGGCAATAGTCAGCGAGGTGATTTCTTGAGTGCTAGAAATAATGACCGTAGTGCCATCAGGAACACCAGTGTTCAAAGGCAACGTAATCGTGCCCGTTGCCAGCGTTCCAGCGGGTTGCAGCAGCATCCATTGCTGTTCTGAAACAGGGGTCGGCACGGTAATGTTGAAACCGTTGCCAGGCACATAAAGATTCACTGCCAATGTAGGCGATGCAAAA